AGAACATCAGAAAATCATAAACTAGTGGAAAATCATCAATCGTTTTAAGCAACTGAGAACATCAGAAAATCATAAACTTGAAATCATAAATCGACTTAAGCAACTGAGAACATCTGAAAATCATAAACTTGAAATCATCACTCGACTTAAGCAACTGAGAACATAATCTGAAAACAATCAAACACTTGAAAATCATCAAATTGCATCAAACATATTTATCATTTTTATAAATCATAAATTTAACGTTCCTATATTACGCTGATAAAATAATTAATTATATTAAACACATTATAAAATAAGCAACAGATAACATAATCTGAAAATCATCAATCACATACCAATCATTTCCCTACTCTAATGTTGACTATTTGCATTGGTTCAGTATCATTTGCTTTAACAACTACACTGCTATCAGACGCGCAACAAGACAAGCAGCTTTTGAATAATGAACATTCACGAAATTGAATATGCATTGTTTTATTACCGATTGATACAAGCGTCTCGATCATCACATGAATCAAGTCTTCATATTGGTTAAATGACTCTTCACCTAGGATCTCATAAATTTTGCTTGCTACATAATTGTGCTTATCTCGTCCACCTATCACCTCTCTCTCAGCGATGTGGATTAAATCTACTAAAACTTTGTTGAAATCTGCCGGAAGCATTTCTTGTTATATATACTAGAAAGAGAAAATTATGTCATTTTGTTTCTTCATTTCATCTTGGAATATTATTTGTATCGTGATTTCATCATTTACTTCACATATTGTTTTTGTTTTGTTTGCGTTTACACTAAATAATTCAATTTCTGATAACGATGATAACGATGATAACGATGATAAAGATGATGATTCAGATAACTCTTCTTCTTTTTTTGATAAGCATAATCCCATATAACAACAAATATCATCCATTTATATAGTTCTATATATAATTACACGATACAATAATTTGTTTTCTTTATATTATGTTATTCATAGAGACTACGAACTAAGATAAATCAATACACATTCTTATGGTTGTAGCAGACGGACTAGCAAAACCGGCCATAGTTGTTGGTAATGTTGCAGAGTAACCCGTTCCAGATAAAAATGCTAATGCTATATTAGATACACCAGTTGTTGTTGCTATTGATGTTCCACCTCCATTTTGTGTCCAAACTATAACAATCTGCTGACCTAATGTAAAAGTCAAACTTTGACCAATAACTGCTGTTAATGGTTTTACATTATAACCAGATGCTGGTGGTGTATTTAGTGTTTGTCCGACTAAAACTCCAGTTGTTAAATCTCCTCTATAAATACCAACCCGATTATTATCAGACCCAGGCGATGGATGAAACACACCAGTAGTTGTAAATGTATAATTAGTTGTCATAGTATAAGCACATGCTAAAGTTCGATTACCAGCTAGAGTTGTAACAGTCTTTGATATTACTGGGAATGGATATAGAAAACTATAAGCAGTAGGTGATGGAGTAATCCAACTTGAAATACCTAAAGCAGAACAAGTTAAAACATTCCCAACAGCGGGTGCGGTATTAGGTAGAGTATAAACACTATTTATATTTGTTGTTCCTAATATAGTAGATGTTATACCGGTCCTCCCAATATTTACATTAGTTGATGTTATTGGACCAATATTGAGAGTTCCTATAATGTCATAATTAGGACATATTATATTTTCTTTAATATAACAATTTTTATATTGTGCTCCAGAAACAGCCCCTATATTATATATATTATCAAGAGCGGGGACTATTGATTGTGTTGTAAGTGGATCATTAATATTCATTGGAGCATCTATATTAACCAAAGAAGCACCTAAACCTATCCCCATAGTATCACCAGTATTTAAACTATGTATATTTCTTAAAGATAATATTGACGATGTTATAATAGTCTCACTCGAACCCGATGAATTTATATTTTGTGTTTTATTTTCTAATGTAGTTAATCTCGCATCGACTTCAATAGAATTTGTAAAAAAAGAAACTAATAAATTATGATTACTTCCAAAATTCGTTAATCCAGTTCCACCCCCATTACCAAGATAAAAAACTGGTATTGTAATATAACTATTAGGTGTTATTGTTGGTGTTCCGATTATATTATACCTAATATAATTTAAACTATTCTCTTGGTCTTGAATATATACATCTTGACTTGTTGTTAATTGTGCTAAAAATACATCTATGTCTATTGAGTCTCTTGTCCTATGACTTATATATAATGTTGTAGCATTTGCTTGAACAGAATTATTATAACCTATTTGACCATTTACAGGGGGAGGTGTCATAACACCACTTGCATTATTATATAAATAAAAATTACTATTTCCACTATTTGCAGAATATTGAAGACTTGACCCATCAGCCATTAAATATTGTTGATTTGTTCCGCCTTTTTTGATAAAATTTGTTGCCGTTAAAAAATCACCATCAATCTCAACGGCATTATCTAATAGACGGATTTTACAAGGGTCTGAAAGAATAATATCAAAAGCCGTGCCACTTCCAACAGCGCATCTCCCAATAAAATTATTTGGAATAATACTTTCTATAATATACCTAAAATATTTATAACTTGTGGTTGTTGGTATTGTATATTGCTTACCAGGGTATAAAATCGTTTGAGCGGTTTGTGATGACAATAATGTAAAAATAACACCATCATTACTTCCCACTAATTTAAAATTAACAGCGGTATTGCTCTCAAGAGTAGTTGTTAAACCACCATAATAAAAACCATTAATAGAAACTGCTATAGATGTGCTTAATTGTAACCATTCACCCAAAATAGGAACCCCATCAACATTAGTTGAAGCAGCTAAAGCAGATGGAAGTCCCGTGGTTATATCATATTTATTATTAGAACAAATCCATCCATCAGTTGCTGTTGCAGCAACATAAGTAAAAGATGTTCCAGCTATGTGTGCAGCATTAATAACAGATGAAGCAGAAGCATTAAAAATATAAGGTGATAAACTCCAGTCATTAAGATTATTACTATTTGGCGGGAAGTAATTGTTACTTGTTATTTGTGCAACACTTACATCTTGAGATGTTAATTTATAATTTAAACTATCTAATGTTAAAATTGGATTATCACTTCTCGTATAATTTATAATTTTCGCAGCAGTCATAGTTATTGTTGCGGGTGTTGATGAAGCATTATATACACTTTGAAAATCTTGAGTGCTTCCACTAATAGCACTATCAACATATAATTTTGTTGTTAATTGTGTGTTATTAACTATAGCTGCAAACACATTTACTTTGTTAAAATTAACATTATTTGTAGTGTTTAAATCTTGATTAAATGGATTACTTTGGGGAGGTATATCAGATAATGTAGCGACTTGATTACCATTATAAGTAAAATTTGTAGCCAATACGTCAATATCTTCAGGTGTTGAAAAATCAATAAATGTAGTATTAGATGTTTTACCAAATATTTGATTTGTTAAAACTTTATCACAAACTACATTACCAGTTATATTTGTGTTATTTAAAGTTGATGGTAAAAAGTTATCTATTTTTTGTAGTTCATAATTAACACTAAACGCATCATCAGTTTGAATATCAACACATGTTATTTGGTTTGCTTGAATCGTCAATACATTTCCATCTATATTTTTAAGGAGGTTGCATTCTATATTATTTGCATTAGTAACGTTCAAACTGTCAATATCTAGGTTTGTAGGGCCTTCATTTATTCGTGATTGCGACACTGTTGTTCCGTCAGGATTACTGATGATAATATGTTGTCCTACACTAGCAGGTATAGACCCATTATAAACAATTCCACTTTCCGATGTGCTACCATTACCCCAATACGTGCCACCAAATCCATCACTTTGTAATATATTTGATGCATTACCCATCGTGGTAGTTTGCAAGTTGTATTGATTATTATCGAGTGTTTTTATAACTGCTGGTCCATTTATTAATATACTATCTATCGTTGTATCTCCTGAAATTGTTGTATTACCGCTTGCATCAGATGATATACTTTGTGTTTCAAATGATAAATTATTTAATGCTTTTGAAATCAGAAATGACATAAATTAGTTTATCTTATATATGATATCACTAGATTTAAAAATTATCAAATTTATTCATTGTAGTTATATATTTTTCCTGTAATAATACGTTTGGATAGTTTTTGATAATTGCTGTCCACCTACTATCAGTTAATTTACGCAATTTGTCAACACCTTTCCGAGACATTCCAATGTAGTTTTCCAGTAGATATTTTAAACCTCGTGAATAATTTGATAAAAAAAATACGATAATCTGTGATTCATTTAGAACGCTTTTCAAATCTAAGCCTGTGCTGTTATGAGCTGTTGATATCACGCTAACATGAAACTTTCTTGAGTTCTTGAGGACCTTATCTCGTAGTTCATTTATTGTTTTACCCAATTTGTTTTTTATACTATCGATATCATCAAACACAATTAAACAGTCTTTGAACTCTTTCCAGTCTAACGGATCGGTGTGTAAATCATCAATTATAACACGTTTGATATATGCCAAATCATCGAATACTTTATCTTCATCATTTTCACTTATTAAATATATTTCATTATCTGGGAATGTGTTATGATATTCTATACAATATTTCGCGACAAAATATGATTTTCCTGAGCCGGCTGATCCAGTAACATACATTGTAACCCTGTCTTTATTTTTATCTGGTATTAACTGAAACATGCCAGTAGTTAATTTAATTTCCTCATATTGTTTTATATCATCTTTTTCATCGTCGAGTTTATCTTTACATAGCGAGACTTTTTTATTTTTATATCTTGGATTATCAACAATTTTACATATTACATCTCCGCACTTTTGAAGATTGAAAGACATCGTTATATAATTATACTATATTATTTATTTATACTATATATTTGATTGCACTTTTGTTTAATTCATTTTCATATTCAGTTATAGTTTCACATATATCATTATTCACGAGTCCAATATCATTTAGATTAATCATTACTTTTTTAATCGTCATAGGATCATCATATCGTTTTAATAACGCCTGTATGGTTTTTAAATTGCTAACGACTTCATATTTATCTCCTGTATCATTAAAGAATTTCGTTAATTCAATTAGCTTGTTATACTTCTTTTTGATTTTATACGTGCTAAACAATCTCTTCAACGCTTTATAATATTTGCGTTCTGATTTCAGCACGTTATAATCAGATAGCACTTGCATCAACTTGTCTTCTTTTGATTGTTTCTCAGCGTTAAATAAATATATGATAGTTAGTTCTTTGAATACATTTTCATATCGTATTATATAATCAATTTTTACGAAATTAATATTTTTAAATAATGATGTTTTCAAATGACTAACATCGTATAATTTCTTTTTCTTTCCATCATCATATTCTATTTTAAACTCAATGAAATATAAATCATTTAGATGTCCATTCAGTATTCTTTTAAACTCATCGCAAATCGTCTTAGCTTTATATTTACATGTAACGTGACTTATGAAATCATAATCACTGAAATATTTCATTGCGTTTAAAGATGCAGTGCCTGATAGTTTAACTTTTGCTCGTTTAAAACGTATTAATTCAATCGTTTTCATAACTTGATCATTTAACTTTATCTTCTTTTGTAATACATTCATTACTATATATATTAATTATATATTTCTTTTCTTTATCATTCCATTTCCCTATTTCTTTTTTCCCTTTATCGGTTTTTGGAAAATATAACTTCCAGGATTTGTTTTATATACCTGCCAATCCTGTTTCTGTTGAGCATTTTGTTGAGCTTGTTTAAAGTCAATTCCCATATTTGCCCCCCACTCCTTTGCAAATGAACTAGGATTAGAATGCATTGGTGTTTTAACATTAACAGCTGCTGATGGTGGAAGATGTACAATACCTTTCTTTGGTTTACTTGGAGTGGCAGGATACCCCTTTTGATTTATTATATAATCTAGCATATGTTTAAATTCTATATTCTGTGGTTCTAAATCATCAATCAATTTATTTATTTCTTTGATGTTCATTTTTGTAATCGTGTCAACGTTGGCCGGATCGTGGAGGTAATCATGAAACTGTTCAAATCTTTCTTTGGCTTCAGTTACCTCATCGGATTCATCTTGATTTAATACCGGATCACCGCCAGCGTCATATAAATTTGCTACAACTTCTACTAACATGTTTTGTGATTTCAGATCGATATCATATAAACGACGAAGTGCTTTTATAATATCTGGCTTACCCTTTAGTTCTTCTATTTTTCCGAAATGTTCTTTTATATTTGTAATGAATTTTTTTCTATATTCGGTATCAATTGCTGAATCGCCTGTTGTCGTTTTAAACATTTGTTTGATGTCAGGATCATTAAAGAATGTTTCGAGTTTTGAAACCCCCTGCATGAAGTTTGCATCATTTTGTAAATCTGGATCTATGGCAATCATATCGCGTAGTCTTTGTAATTCAGTTGACGCCTCTTTCACCTTTAAAAGTGTATCATTTCTATCTTTAACTCGTGAATCAATATTATTCTTTACATTTGAATCAACGGTATGAAACATTTGATTTTTAATACTTTCTAACATCGCTTCGATCTCTCCGACGTCAATAAAGTTTTTTGATACCGCTACATTATAAAGATTCTGTAAATTTGGAATCATCGATTTAAACTTATCTTGTATTAATGTTATATCACGTTCATTAAGTGAGGATAGTTTAACGATATTCTTCAAGTATGATGCGATGTAATTATACTTCTTAATGATTTCATAACTTTTTGTCAGTGTTAATGAATCTTCAAAATCGGCTGATAAAATACCTTCAACAGCACTTCTGAAATCTTCAAATAGTTTATCAAAATTATACATCATATTCTGATCTAACTGTGATGCTGGGAGATATTTATCTGATGCTGTTGTAACATGTTTAAACTGTCTTTTAATCACTTCCTTATTGGCTAATAAATCTTCATCTATATATTCATTGTTTATTGATCTGAATAAAACCATATGTATATATTATATAATATATATATATATTTTAAAAATGATAAGTATATGTTTTTTTATTTCACGCAATAAACCCTGGCAGTATATCATCTGAATCTATCACTATCTGTTTCTTCACTTTATCTTTCTGTCGGAGTCTATCCTTTCTTCTTGCTGCTTTCAGTTCTTCATTGTCCTGAATCTGTTTAATGTTCGCTCTTTCTACAGCTGTAGGTATACTTTTTGGTATTTCATGAACTTTGTTTTTACCAAATACAGTACCTGATCCCTTCTTCTTATATAAGTTATGTTCCTTAATATATTTCAACGTATCTTTCAATCCTAGTCCTTGTTCATTCATCGTCTTATTTACTAGTATTTGCCATTCAGTCTTTGCTCTTGTTGATTTAGAAGGTGTTTCAGTAATTGTTTCAAGTACTTTTTTCTTTCTTCCGGTGCCAATTTTTCTATCAATACCGCTACCAGATAATGATTTATCTTCTGCATTTTCAAGTTGACGTAATAATGAATAACCATCATCTGTGTTACCTGTTTGATCAATTTTCTGTTTTGCTATAACGTGTTTCATCGTTTTATTTCTACGATTTAATAATTTCATTTCGTTAATCTCATCTGAATGCGAATCCATTTTATATACTCTTATATTATTTCATTGAGAAAATTATTTTTTACGGTAAAACGAATTTTATCTGAGTCTGTGTTTCAAAATGCCGCCGCTACTTGCTCCTCCAGAACTCGACCCAGCGCTACGACCGTATCCCAACGAACCTAAAACATTGGCTCCTGTATTCGCAATGTCACTATACTTATCGCCTGTTTTTCCATAAAGTTGTAATCCTGTTTTTATAAGTGGTGCGAATTGTTTAGCTCCTGAAAATAAATGGGAAAATGTGGATTTTAGGTTATCGAGAAATCCACTTCCAACCATACGATGAACATGTGTGCTAGGTGTTCCTTGTTGTTCTGATGCTTCGAGAACGTCTTGTTTGGATAGTATCGCCGTGTATGTGCTACTGGTTCCTCTTTCACATACAAATACACCGGAATTCATCGTCATACATACTAATTCAACAGATGGGATAGCTGGACCGTAGTTTTTACATTTTACTGTAAAATTTAAGACGAAATTACCAATACTACCAGGTGCGTAATAATCTTGCGTTAGTGATAGATCTTTAGCAATGTCAATCATCAACATAGATCCGGATGTTAAAACAAACTTCCCTGCACCACTACCTGCTACGGTGATATCATCATTCTTCGTATAAGCGAATCCACGCCATTCATCATAAGATTGATTACTACCTGCCGATTTAGAAATGTTATACAGATCGCGTGATGTATGACTAGACAACAAACCTGAATTGTTATTCCAGTTAATGCTAATATTATCGATTGGAAGAAAAGAATCGGCATCTAAATATGATTGGGTACCCATACTTTTTCTTGCAAAAATGATTAATTTATCGGGTATCTGATTCATGCTGATAGAACTGAACGTATATGTCGCATCTACTGGTCGCAATGGTCCTCCTACAATTGCTGGATCTTGACCTGCTGTCAATGCTGGTTGTGCACTGATATACCTTGGTAATTCATAATAAGGCGATACACATCGTGATGGCAATAAATCAGATGGATGTGGTGTAATAAAAGTGAAATTTAAACTGGATTTCTCAACGGCTAGTAAACTTACTGCAAAGTTATCGATTATGTTATTATCTCCAACTCGACGACGCCATACTCGATCACAGTTACCTAAGTTAAATTGATAATTCAAATTCTGAATACCATAGATACCTGAATTGTTAGATGGATTTCCGAAGATATGTGGGGATAATAGCAATGGCTCACTCACAGTGAATTTGACATATGCTTCGACTACTACTGGTCCAGCGCCGGCTGCTGGAACAACAACTAACGGAACGGCTCCTGCTGCATCACTCGAAACACTATCTAATGCGAATGTTCCTCTAGGATGTAATTTATTGTCACAAATCCATTCATAACCTGCAAAAGGGCTATTACTGGTATTCGCAACGACTTGATCATAATTTAAGTGCTTGTCATATGCTGTTGGTGTAGTGTCGCCATATACTGTTAATTCTTTATCATCTACCATACGGAGAATACTAGGTAAAACATCACGAATATTTATATTTACATTGTTGTTATTAATAGTAGCTGTCATCGTAGTGCATAATTGATGAAGAGGAAATGCTGATAACATATCAGTTATACCATATCTGATGATTTGTTGTCTTCCTGCTGTTCCTGCTGCTACTGTTCCTGTAATTTTTAAAGTGACTGTAGCCTGCCAGAACACACTCCGATCAATAATAGTTTCATGACTAGGAACTTGAATATTGAACACTTGTGATGACGTAGACCCGGTGCTATTCGTTAGAAAACTTGCTGATGTGATCTGTTGTCCTCCTTTATTGACTGCATACGCGATATCAGAAGTGAGATTACCGATTCGTCCATCTTTTACTAAAACTTTGTGAAAATCAACTGACATTTTTATAATTTCTATATAATGTAATGTAGAAAATAAATTTTAACTAATTGTTTATATCATAATACTTCCATCTTTATTCATTTATACCATTTCATTCAATTTACATTAATGTGCTTTGATACGATTTCTTTCGGAACATGATCTTTAAGTCACATCTACAGCCTGGTTGAATATATAACGGATGTAAATTTGAATACGCATCTTTCCAAAAAACAGATATTTCTATATTCTGGAGTGCATTTTCATTTCCACCCCCCTGCAAATCAATTAATCTATATTCACCACTTGGTACGTATTCAATTTGACTGCAATAACCATAACCGTTACTATCTTGTACTTCAAAATCAGTCAACATACTACTTATATTAGAATTATTACCTGAGTTCATTAAATTATTATTTCCATTATATATCGTTGGTTTGCTTGTATTAGTTGATACAACAGGAATAAGCGCACTTGTGAATACGATTGATGAAACAGGGTTAAATAGAGCACCTGTCCCGTATTGCTGATATAACTGAATAGCAGTATATGTTGGTAATTTATACAAATTTAATTCATTTATATCTTTCTTGATTATCAATTTATAATTACTTCCATCAGGCGAATCTACTGTCACTAATCTACTTCTAAACCCACTTAATAAAACTTTCATTGATGTATTGCAGTATATTTCTATATGTCCTAACGCGGATTGATCAACGTTATAACCTAACACATCAGCGTTAAATATCATTTTACCAGTTTCAAAATTCCATTCAATGAAAGGTGGATTATTAGACGGCATATTTCCACCAGCATTTAACACTTTAACATATAAGTCAGCGAATGAGGCACTTAATGCACCGTTCAACATCTCGACGACATGATCAAAATTTGAAACGTAATAATATGGCAAATTATATGAGTCTCCAGATTTTATCGGCATTACAGGAGGAGCTAAATTATTTTCAGCTTCGTAATATACATAACGTTGATAACTACTAAATCCGTTATATTTCAACGTAAATGAATATATCGTTTTATCGGCCATTAAGTTATCAGTTACATCAATCTCAGGTATCCATATAGGAATACTATTAGCTGTTTGTAAAGTGAAACGAACGACTGATAAATAATAATCTGATGGATTAGATAAAATATTTGAATTTCTTATATCATTAAATACTAATCTAGGAGGTTCAGTTTTTACGTCTTGGTTGTTATTTACAATATTTAAATCATAATACACGTGATTTGAAGAATTATTCATTTAATTAGTTTATATATAATATAGTCATATAATTTAATTTATAAATATATTATATATAACAATGAATTCATGTATTTATAAAATTCAAATTGATAAGCCTGTTAATAAAACACAGTTAACTAAAATCATTAAACAATTATTAGGAAAGTCATCGGATTATAAATTGACTGATAAAAAGAAATATTATGAAATCATTCATTTAAATAGATCATATTTTAAACCAAAAGGTTATCAAAAACAAAAACACGAAAATATAACTGTGACCGTCGGCGAATTGAAAAAGAAACATGTACGTTTACATGGCAGTGGATTTATAAGTGACATATTTAATAACGTGAAAAATAAAATAACTGATGTATTTAGTGTCAAATTAGATTTTAATAATAAAGCTAAAAAAATGTTGAATACGTATGGTGATAAGCCTATATCGAAAATATCAGTTTTCCGAACACCTATTAGCAATGTATTTAAAACAATCATTAATAAGGTTTCATTGGGTGGATTAGATACCATGATGAAACAAGTAGGTTATGATAAATTATTCCATTTAGCGATCATATTACGAATTGAAAACAAAAACGTATTACTTGAAAAGAACCAAATCATTAATATAGATTTGAATTATACAACGAATGAAAATACAGAATTTGTTGATGTTCCATACAATAGTAACAGTTTAACGTTAAATAATATGTTATCTAATGCAATAGATAAATTTGGAAAAGAGCAGATTCATAGATATAGTTCTTTTAAAAATAACTGTCAACAATTTGTTAAAGACGTGTTAACGGCTAATGGATTATATACTGATGACGTTGATAAATTCGTTTTTCAAAATTTCACTGAAGCTGCCAGAATTATGCCAATTACCAATAAAATAGCTAATATTACAACTGATATAGCAAACGTCGTAAATAAACTTTCTGGTGCAGGCCATGATGATGACACCGAAAAAGCGTATAAAGCAGTTAATAAATTATATCAAAAGCATTTAAATACGTTAAGCGGCGGAAGGTTAATTAAAAATCCTAAAATAGCTGCAAATTTTGATAATTTCATGAAAGGATTCTCTAACGGTTTCTTCAATACAATTAAAACGTTAGCTCCAATCGCGAGTATCGTAGCACCCGAAATCATTCCATTTATACCCATAGTTAATAAAATTGGTGATACAATCAATCATGCAGTTGGTAATGGAATGGCTAAACGAGGTAGACCAAAAAAGGTTACGTTCATCGCTTGTTAATATATAATACGACTATATCATCATAACTCAGATTATCATTTTGTGTTTTCAACGTTTGTAATAATTGAATCGATTCACCAAGATTTGCATTGAATTCAAGCATACACAATATGAAGAATATTGCGTAACTGCCGCACGTTGCAATCTTGGAATCCTTCTTATCTTGAAAACAAATTGTATTAAAATAAACTGGGAAATAAGATTTATTCAATAATTGAGATAATTTTTTTGGTGTATCTTTGTATTTATCATTGAAAGATAACGGTGCATCTACTTTCATTCCGTAACTACAGCTATAATATATAACATCATTTAGTCTATATATTGTGCAATAATGGCCATTCACCTCACTAATTACTGGGTATAATATAATTACATGGGATTTGTTGTCTGGTAATAGATCTTCTATTGTATTATAATTGTTTAATTCTCTATATGTTAGTAAACGTAAATTGTCACCCAGATAATACCTTAAGTCCCCATCATCCATCGGTTCGTGTTCGATTTCTTTTATTTCTTCAATCAATGGCATTATTAAATTGAATTATATAGTTATATAATTTAATTAGAAAAATAAATATTTAATATTATAAGATAGTTCATTCAATTCTGTGGAAAAACTTATGATGATTCGTTAACGTTTTAATTGATTTGAATTTCATTTCACAATGTTGGCATTTGAGTCGAATGTTAGACATGTATTCAATTATTTCGCAGATGATATAATTATAATCATTTGAAATTAACGTTTTGAATCCATTTTGTTTATATTTCAATTGCATCTTCAGTTGATTTTCTGAAATTATTCCTTTGCCCGTTGGACTCTTTAATTCGATTGCAAACCCTGTAAATTTCTTGTGGAGGTTGTTTATAATGATATCAAATGTCCCGCATTCATAACCTGTCAACTTGGATTGAACACGTTTATTATACGTATCGTTCTGTAATTCACCGTTTGCAATCGTCAATAAAGCATGTTGAAATTGAACTTTGATGAAATTAATAACTTGTACGTGTAAATCGAGTTCATTTTGAATATTAAAGGTTAGGTTAGCACGAACTATGTCATTTGGTACGTATTTACCTTGTTTCCGAATTGATGGCAGTACTTCTTGAACGATCCACTTCTGAAACGGTTTAGCTTCTGGTTTATCTGAACGCATCATTATATAATAGAGGCCACATTCATTTAGGAAGATGGCTTTTCTTAATCCGATTGATGTTTGAATCTGTCTCATTTCAATGTAATCTTTATCCATATTTGCTATAGTTGCACGTATATTCACTAATCCTAAAAATATTCCAATATGCGATGCAAGGAACCATGGCTTTTCAAATGTCCCGTAAATGTTCAGACTAGAAGTATCTTTCACGAACGTTTTAATGATTTCCATTATATTATAATATTGTAATAATATCATCGGTTTAAATCATTTTAATCTATATTCATAATTTGATAAATATAAACGCGATTCGCTTATATCAAACAGATTGACAGAAGCGAGACTGTATCACTTTTTTTCAATTAATGATTTAATTATTTCATTACGTTCATTTATTTATTAACCATTTTCGTTTTCATTTTATTTTCAAACGCACCACGTTATATAATGAAATAATTATTTTATGTTGTAATAATATATAATGTTTTGGAACCTATTGATGAATCTATTTTTTGGCACACGTGATGATGATGATGAAAGCGATGATGATGATGGCGACGAATATAATGAATATACAATTTACGAACACGTGGATTTATACGGGATTGACCTATTAGCTTAATTTATAATATTTTTAATATCATAAATTTAAAATAATTAAACGATTTCTAAAAGGACGTTTAACTGGATATTTATATTGGGTTGATCATTTCTCCATTCTGAATATTTAACTTTATGTTTAGCACATTTCAAGTGTGATTTCATGTTATTATACTTTACTTTAAGACCACATAAATTACATTCAAACTTGCATTCATCTGGATCAAATGACGATAGATTTAGCATTCTTGAACGTTTGAATTCATTGCATTGAATAGTATAAGGATCTTGGATATTCATGTATAACTTATCATATAACCATATCTTTAAATCACTTTAATAATGATTTGATTTTTCAATGTTGCATTTAGAACATATTATTTGACAATTACTTGTTATATGTGCCTTGCTGTTATCTAAACGGTCAATCGAAATATTTGAAATAACTTTTCCATCAATAACAACCTTCTCAAATGCTGTATTACAACATTTACATGCCTTTATTGGAAGTGCATTATATAACACAGCAAATGACTCCATCGTTATGAAATCATCATCTTTAAACGTTCGATTCTTTTTAATATCTTCTGATTTGTGAGCTGCAATACGATGGACGAAATGTTGTTTCATCTTTGATTTATCTAGTGATGTAACTTCATTATCATTATGTTTAAATATTTGGATATTACTTAATTTAGTTGCTCGTGTAATTGAAGTCCAAATCCATGATCTATCACTATATGGTGTATTCGTATCGAAAATTGTTATTTTATCATCAATTGACATACCTTGAACCGCGTGGCAAGTTGATGAATATGGTAATTTGAAATACTCCAACTTGTTAATATCTAATTTAATTGGTGTATCATCTAATATATCACAAACTGTGAAAGATTTGTCATCGATATCAATTATTTTATACGTATAATTAACAAATAATCTGACTCCTTTGTTCGAGTAATGCTTTGAACATATCAATTCTAACCCGTTGTAATAATCAATACCTTTAACTCTAACGATGTTGACATCATTTGGTTTTGCAACTTGTTTGTGAATATGTCTATTGATTATGTTCTGGCGATAGTTGAAATAGCAGATGTTCTTTGTTGTCTTCACGTCTTTCATATCCTCGATGATTTTGAATTTATGTTTCTTAAACGTGGCCATGACATCTAATTTAACGTTGAATATATCAATCTTGAGTTGTTTCAAAGTTTCGCGTTCTTTTTCTGTTTTCACTCTTTTATTTACAGATAGCGTAGTAACTGTTGGGAACATCAATCCATGACATTGTTTAGTGTATTTCTTTATGTCTTTAACGTTATTTAGAGATGATCCGAAAGGTTGTAGTTGATCGGTGTCACCTGTGGCCATGAATTTAATACGTGAATGATTAATCATGAATTGATCAATTCTTTTTAGTAAATTAGGTGTGTATAATGCAATCTCATCAAAACATATACAATCGAAAGGTGTTACGTCATATGTTTTCGTATTAACGAGGTCAACACCATCACCGAAGAAGCCTAATAACTTATTCAACGTTATAGCGACGAAACCATCTTTTTTCAATTCTTGACAGAGTTTGTTGTACGGGGAGATGAACAAAGTATTATGATTTGCAAATCGTTTAACAGCAGACGATTTCCCAACACCTGGGAGAGCTCCTAGAATCATCGTTCGATTATTGTTGTCGAATAATTGTTTGAATTCATTATCATCGTATTCGTCTATGATATTGACTGTTTGAACTTTTCTGATGTTGACGTTTTGTAGAATATGTTGGCCTTGAACGATTGGTTTTTCAATCAACTTTTTATTCAACTCGAGTTTATACCCTCCGATTACATCTTTGAAATCGATGAATTTCTTCAGTTTCTTGATGTTAGAAATTGGAATGATTATCGAATCAACGTGAATACCCAATGGTATGATTCCTTTTGACGTTAATAGATTGTAACGTTTATACATTTCGAGATCCATCAAATTATATATCATCTCTTTGATGTATTTGAACGATTCGGTTAATTGTTTCTTTCGTTCAATCGTCAATAGATACATATTATCACTATTATTACAAACGCGCCTTTTACCTATATATCCATCTGCGATTTCCTCATCACTGAATTCTTCTTCTGTGAAATGACTACCAGAAATAACCTGTATTTTACCCCCGTATTTAATCTGATAGAATTGAGCCTCACTAAATGATTTAAATAGTCTTGTAATTGATCTATTATTCACGAATTTCTCTAATAGACCTGTAGTTTTATTGACGATGAATTTCTTATGTTCCGTAGATAGATCAGTTGCATATAACTCATCAATTGGTTTCGAGTAATCTACTTCATTTATATTTGATGGTCTTCTGAAATAAATGATCTTGTAATCAATTAGAGATTTCAATTTGAATCCAAACATTCTTGATGTAGTCTCACGTGATAGAATGATTGTTTTATCATCTTTTGCGATGTGTTCGATGATATACATGGTAAGATCTTCAATTTCATGGTTGTCATATACTTGATATCTGTCAAAATAACCAAACACAGGGACTTTATTGATTGATTTCAGACATGATGTATACGCCTTTCTCATGTCAACTCCCATTAGATTATAACTTTTATCGAACACATTACCGAAGTATCCAGAGAGAGGTCCGATGACGTATTCTAATTCAGTGACAATGACGTCTTCATGGAATTCTGAAATGTTATCCTTATTCATAATCTGATTGTAAAATTTATTATCGACGTTTAGATATTTCTTGTACGTTTCAACATTATTGATGTACACATCGTTATCTAACGGAATGTTGATATCACATGACTGAATAGAACACACGACGCTCACTTTATTGATCTTCAATTTGAATATCAACGATTGTATATTACCACCTGATGTATTTATACATGGAGTATACTTATTCTCTATCATTTTAAACAAGAAAGGTGTTAGATCATTTGATGTTACGAATCTTACTTTTACATTAACAGAATTAAATGTTTTCATGATTTCGGTAACATCGTCTAAGTCATTAACATAGTATACATCAACGTCATCTTCATCTGTATTACGGAATTGGTATTTATCACTAATCGTTAAATTATCAACGTCATTCCACTCGACGTTATCTACGCAGCCCTTCACGTATTCATCAAATTTCCTAATGTTGTTTACGATAGGATAGCAATGATTATTATGAACGACCAATCGCATACATGTAGTATTATGGTTTTGATTCAATTTTGCAGGTCGATAATGAAAAAGAATGTTACCAAATACGTTGATAACCATCAAACTAAACCTGTATTTCTCAAAGAATTTCATAGATTGATTGATTGATAGACCGATGTCTTGTTTCTTATCCTCTAGTTGAAATAAAGTACATAGAGATTCATATGTTAACTCACTGTGTTGACGTATTCCATCTTTCAATTGATCGAACGATGGTTTGAAATGGTTTACGATAGCAGTTACAAAGCATGAATTCGCCTTGAAATTCGATTCAACGTAATCAATTATTTTG